TGAATTTCTTACATAATATCGAGGTAAGACCTTGGGTATTCGATACAATGCAAGCAGCTCATATCCTTGATAATAGGCCTGGGATTACCGGATTGAAGTTTCAGGCATATGTAAGGTTTGGAACACTTGATTATGACTCAGAAATCGAGCCTTACCTCAAAAGCCGTGACTCCAATACTCCCAACCGGGTTACGGAACTGGTTAGGGATGAAACGCTATTTAGGAAGTTGTTGCTATATAACGGGATAGACAGTTTGGTGACGTATAGGCTGGCTATGCTGCAGATGAAGGAATTAGGGTTTGAACTGTAAAAATAATTTTACCGTAAATTGTATAATAAGGACGAGAAGGGAGCAGAGAGACCAGTGGGAGTAAAAGTTGTTGCTACAACGAAAGACTCCTATGAATTGATACGTAAGGGAATTCTAGCATTGGCCGGAAGGAGGAAGGAGCTGGGATGGGACGATTGATTATGGATAAGAGGCCTGTCGTGGCTCTACAGACGTCCATAGAGTTTTCCCGGGCACTCCAAATGATCCTAGAGTTTCACCTTTTTGAAGGAGCCGTCATAATTGATCCCACCCCGGGCAATAAGCATTCATGGAGGTTTTACCTAACTGAATTGGACAAGCACCAGTTCTTTTCACCTAAGAAGTTTGACATCCAATTCATACCGGATGATATAACTACCTTCCAGAAAACAAAGGAGTATGTCGAGGAAAACGGTCCTGCCGATGCAGTGTATTATGATCCCCCATATTTGTTCGGTGCGAGCGGAACGAAGGATTACCGTACCAAGGACTACGGAGGATACCACTATACTTTCGATGAGGTGAGAAACTTTGTAGCTATAGCGAATGAGATGATCCCCGGTTTTCTGAAAGATACTGGCCTACTGTTTTTCAAGTATACTGATGTGTTCTCTTTGGCTGAGCGGAAATATTATCCCTGCTTTATGTTATGGCCTAATGTGATGACTAACTTCGAGATAGTTGACCATTACATAATCCAGCATCATCACATTTCCCCGACAGCCTGGCAGGTAAAGGATCGTCCTTGCGGGATTGTGAACTATACCTACTTAACCGTGTTTCGTCCTAAATAAAATAATTTTGTTGCGAATTGTATAATTAAAGATAGAGGGGAGGAAACTAAACTGGAGCCTGTCATAAAACCTACCACCAAAGATGCGTATATATTGATCCATCGGGGGGCCTTAGCCTTAGCGCGAGCTGAACGGCATGGAATACGGATAGACACCGAATACTGTCAAAAACAACGCCAACGCTTGACCCGAAAGATTGAATATTACAAGAAGAAGCTACAAGCTACAAAATTTTACAAACGCTGGGAGCATATTTACGGAGGAAAGACTAATATTCACAGTAATCATCAGTTGTCGAATATCCTATACAATCACATGAAAATCCCGCCGCCGAAATACACTGAATCAGGTCAAGGGGCCACTGACGAGGACGCCTTAAAACGGATTGACCTTCCTGAGTTGAAGCTGATTCTCGAAATTCGGAAGTGGGCGAAAATCCGTGATACATACCTCGAACAATTTATCCGGGAGACTAATTCTGATGGTTATATGAGGCCTTCCTTTGAATTGCATACTGTTCGGACCTACCGAAGCAGTTCATCTAACCCGAATTTCCAAAATATTCCCAAGCGTGATAAAGAGGCGATGCAAATTTGTCGCAGAGCTATTTTACCACGCCCTGGACATACATTGGTAGAAGCAGACTTCTCGGCGCTTGAAGTAAACATAGCGGCGTGTTATCACCACGACCCAAATATGTTAAGCTACCTCCACGATAAAAACTCAGATATGCATGGGGATATGGCAAAACAGATATTTTTCCTTGACAAATTAGACAAGAGTATTCCTGAGCATAAACTATTAAGACAAGCAGCAAAAAACTCGTTTGTATTCCCGCAATTTTACGGAGACTACTATAAAAATAATGCAATAGGAATTTGCGATTGGACACGGTTACCTGTTAATAAAAAATGGAAGAAAACTGACGGAATAACATTACCGGAAGGAATTACTATTGCGGAACATCTCCGGCAAAACAGGATAAAATCTTTCGATGATTTCGTTGAACATATGAGAGAAGTGGAAGACCACTTTTGGAATGTCCGCTTCAAGATATATAAGCAGTGGAAGGAAAGATGGATAGAAGAATACTACAAGAAAGGTTACTTACAAATGTTTACCGGATTTATTTGTTCGGGAGTAATGCGAAAAAATGAAATAGTAAACTATCCGATACAAGGCTCGGCGTTCCATTGTCTGCTAAAGACTTTTATTAAAATTGATGAACGGATGAGAAAGGAAAAGTGGAATTCACGCCTAATAGGACAGATTCATGACTCACTGGTAATGGATGTAGACCCAAACGAGCTGGACTATATAGAAGGGGTACTTAAACAGATAGTAAGCGAGGAATTACCGAAAGAATGGCCATGGATTATCGTACCGTTGGAGATTGAAGTAGAAATCTATGGTGTAGACCAGCCTTGGGTTAATTAAAAAAGGGGAGGAGAAATATGGAGGAAAATCTTACACTTGCATTGAAACACCGTCCTAAAACATTAGATGAGGTAGTTGGAAATCGCCAGATTGTAGAAGTATTGAGGAAACAATTGAGTGGACAGTCCTCGCAACCATTATCCCATAGCATTTTGCTATACGGACCTACCGGGTGTGGAAAGACTACCCTGGCACGGATTATAGCACGAGAGCTGGGGGTTCAAGATGATGACTTGAAAGAAATTGACTCGGCGGATTTCCGTGGGATTGATACCATCAGAGAAATCCGAAAACAGTGTCAATACAAACCGCTGAGTAGCCCTTACCGGGTTTGGATATTGGACGAGGTTCACCAGCTGACGAAAGATGCGCAAAGTGCACTTTTGAAAACACTAGAAGATACCCCGAAACACGTCTATTTTATTCTTTGCACTACCGACCCGCAAAAACTACTGCCTACTATTCGAGGACGCTGCGCTCAATTCCAAGTCCAACTGCTCAATGAAAAGGAAATGAAACGCATGCTTCTCCGAGTAATAAAGGCGGAAGGAGAATCCCTGGGCAAGGAAGTCTATGAACAAATCATCCAAGACAGTATGGGTCATCCGAGAAACGCCTTACAAATCCTTGCCCAAGTATTAGCAGTAGACCCGGAAAAGAGGCTAGAAGTGGCCAAGCGATCCGCTGAAACTCAGTCCCAAACAATCGAGCTTTGTAGAGCACTCGTGAATCGAGCCCCATGGAAAAAAATTACCGAAATACTTAAAGGCTTGAAGGACGAGGATGCGGAACAAATACGTCGGGCGGTATTGGGTTATTGTCAATCCATCCTATTGAGCGGAAAGCAGGATAATCGGGCTGCCGCCATAATGGAAGAATTCATGGAACCGTTCTACAATTCGGGTTTCCCCGCGTTGGTATTGGCGTGTTATAGCGTTTTGTTTGGTGAATAAAAGAAAGGAGAGGGAGAGTATGAAAAAATCTGAAAGACGAGCGAGTGGAAATTGAAATCAGGGAGGCTGGACAGCTTGAAGCTATATCATTTCACCAGTTCCAATCATGTTCAGGGCTGTTTGCGTGACGGGATAACCCTTGGAATGATGCCGGTGCTCCAGGACGGTAAAATCGGTGTTATTCCTGGCTGGCAATGGTTAACAGCAAACCCTAGCTTTCAGCAAGAATGGGCAAATTCTGAGTTTTCTTTTCTACCCTATGACCGGACGGAGTGTAGGCTGACGGTTGTAATTCTAAAATCGGCGCGTAAAAACCTTTTCCGGTGGCTGGACATATGTGACAAGCTGCCGGCATATCCTGGCCTTAATGACTTTGGAGACCCGGAAAACTGGTACGTATTCCGGGGCCGGATTAAGGCTGGATGGATAAGGAAGGTGGATCTGAAAAATGGCGAAAACGGAAGGCAAGCTATGCAAAACGTGTGAGAACGGGATTCTGTCTAGCAAAATACAAAAGTCGGGTAGGTGGATAAGAAGTGAGAAGGACGAAATCCCCATTAGTGAAAATGTTGCATTATTTTGATAAGAACAAAGCGTGGCGGTGTGGGCAGGTAGTAAAAGAGAAAAAAACATCTGTGATTGTCTACACTGCATACAGGGAAAAGGAAATTGTACCTAGGGATAAGATAATTAGGGAAGAATTCGTAACATTTGACCGGGCTTATATCAGACCTGGTCGCAAATAATTTTATCGTAGTTTGTATAATAAAGACAAAAGGGAAAACTACTCACCAGAAGGAGGGAAACGAGGCGATGGAAAATAAACATGTTCGCTTGACGCTTTATGATGATGATGGGAATGTCGTGAGAGAAGTGGAAGGTAACGGGATTATATACTATTTAGTCTGCGAGGAAGAGGATGAAGAAACAAAGAAAACCACGGTGGATTCAGGGATTTTTGGAAAACTCTCGCCCTCCGAACTCGCACTAGCACTCCCTAGTATCTTAAATATGATATATGATAACAGCGGCAAAAGAAAAAGATAAAAAGGAGGGAGAGAGTGAAAATAAAGGTTGAAGTTTCTGATGAAGATTTGGGAAGGGCATTGACACAAAAGGTATTAGATATGCTCCAAAACGTTCCTGGTGCCCATCACGCCTTTCCTTATCCGCTGGATTTAAGAACTTGCGGAAGTTTGGTAGGTTTAATCAGAAATGATACAGCTCATTGGTTAGTTGAAAGCGAGGAGATTGTAGCACTAGTGGATGCGGCAAATGTCCTAATCCATGGCGAAATACGAACTTGGGGGTAAAAGGAGGTATTATATGTTGGAGCTCAATTATGAACAGGACGTGAGTATTGACGAAACTGCACTAGACGTGGAATGGTTACAACAAGCGAACCTAATGTACAAATATGCAAGGTATCATGCCGAGACAAAGAAGGCGATGGATGAAGCAAAAGAGAGACTGGATTTCATCAAAGCCAAACTCGAAATGGACATCAGAGCTAACCCGGAAAATTACGGACTATCAAAGGTTACTGAGTCAGCTATTGCTAGCACTATCCTACTTCAGCCTGAATATCAGGAGGTTTCAAAGAAATACATTGAGGCTAAATACGAAAACGATGTAGCGGCCACCGCAGTAAGAGCTATTGACCAAAAGAAGACCGCCCTAGAAAACCTAGTCAAGCTATTGGGCGTGAGCTATTTCGCTGGCCCTTCCGCTCCGAGAGATTTATCACTGAAGTGGAATGAACATATCAAAAGGAGAGAACAAAAAGAATACAACAAAAACGTGAAAATTAGAAGGAGGCCATAAACAATGAAAAAGAACAAGAAGAAAAGCAGGTTTAGAGGTGCTGTAAGCCGAAACGTTGAAAGACAAGCCCGAGGCGTTTCGCAATATGGGTATTTAAGACTTCCTAAAGGTGTAAACATCTTCAAAGAAGAGCCGAGAACTCGGGTTGAACTCGATATCATACCGTACGTTGTAACGTGTGATAATCATCCCGACCGTGATGAGGAATATGGCATCGCAATTAAAGGCGAACTTTGGTACAAACGACCCTACTGGTTGCATAGAGGTATCGGACCCGACAATCAATCGATTGTTTGTCCCAGCAGCGTTGGGAAACCGTGTCCAATTTGTGAATATCGTGCTCAATTATTGAAAGAGGGGGCTAAGTGGGACGATGATACAGTAAAAGCCTTGAAGCCCTCGATGAGAAATCTTTATGTTGTTATTCCCAAGAATAATAAGAACTACCCCGAAGAACCTCACATTTGGGACATAAGCCAATTCCTTTTCCAAGATAAGCTCAATGAAGAGATACAAGAAAACGAGGAGTATGAAACCTTCCCAGACTTGGAAGAAGGTTACGCCCTCAGAATTCGATTCGCTGAAGGTTCATTCGGAACCAACAAGTTTGCAGAAGTGTCCAGGATTGATTTCATCGAAAGGAAAAAACCATACGATGAGTCAATTTTGGAGAAGATACCTTCTTTGGACGATATATTGGAAATTCTCCCGTATCCTACCATTGAATCTATGTTTTTCGGAAATATGAGCCCAGATGAGGATGAGGATGAAGAATATGATGACGAGGATTTAAAGAAAAAGAAGAAAAGGAAGATAGAGGAAGATGAGGACATAGATGATGATATGGAAGAAGACGATGAAGAAGACGATGAAGAAGACGATGAAGATGTAGATGAGGATGAGGATGAAGAAGACGATGAAGATGTAGATGAGGATGAGGACGAGGATGAGGATGAAGAAGAAGACAGCAAAAAGAAGGCTAAAAAATCCCCACCCAAAAGACAAAAACCGAAAGCTACGGCTAAAGCGAAAAAATGTCCCTACGGTCATGAATTCGGAGTAGACAATGACAGCTATGACGATTGCGATGATTGCGAAGTTTGGGAAAAATGTCTGGAGGCATCAGACAGTGAATAAACGGAGGTTGAGACAATGAAAAGGAGAAAGTTGAGCGAACAGGTTGAGGAAAAATTGGCGAAAGAACCGGAAGAAAAATCTCAATATGATGGGAAAGACATTACAGTCTCCACAGGCTCAACCTTGCTAGACCTCGCTATCAGCGGTGGTAGATTCCGAGAGGGCGGTATCCCTCTCGGAATTCTGGTGGAGATATTCGGGCCTTCTGGAGCTGGAAAAACCGTATTGTTAAGCCAATTAGCTGCTAATTTACAACGATTAGACGGAAAAGTAATGTTCCATGACCCTGAAGCGAGGCTAAATAAACAATTCGCAAGGATATTCGGTTTGGATACCTACGAAATCGAATATACCATTCCTAATACCGTCCCTGAAGTATTCCAAAGTGTTAGAGATTGGGTTTCCCAGGAAGAAGCGGACAAAGGAACTATTTATGGAGTATTCGCTGATTCTCTTGCCGCCTTGTCCACTGATATGGAGATGGAAGAAGGGGACAAGATGGGGATGAGGCGAGCCAAGGAATTCTCGGAGGAATTGCGAAAAACTTGCCGAATTATCACCCAAAGGAATGTCCTTATGGTCTGCTCCAACCAGATTCGCCAAAACCTCGATGCTGGACCTTACGGGATGAAATACAAAAGTCCCGGGGGTGAAGCAATAGGATTTTATTCCAGTTTGAGGCTACGTTTTAGCTCACCGCAAAAGATAAAAGAGAAAAAGAAAATCCGAGGCAAGGAGCATCAAAGAGTAGTAGGTGTCCATACCGAAATAGAAGTGTTCAAATCATCAGTGTGGAAGCCTTACCGGTCTGCTGAAGTGTATATTTTATTTGATTATGGAATCGATGACATCAGAGCCAACTTGAGATTCTTGAAACAAAACACGGGAAGTACTGTTTACACCATTAAGGACCTAAAGCTGGATAGGTCGTTGGAACGTTCAATTCAGATAGTTGAAGAGGACAACCTTGAACAGGAGTTGAGAAACGCTGTCATTGAACTTTGGAATGAGATTGAGGAAGGATTCCAAGAAAAGAGAAAGCCGAAGGTATTTTGGTAAATGAGCGCGTAGGAGAGGAGGAACATAGATGAAGATATTGGAACGCTACATCATGTTATCCCTTTTGGTATTCCTTCTCATCTTAATACCTTTCATCCAATTCGTTCGCCTAGGGCACGCTGTTCAGGAAATTTCCTTCACTCAACAAAAACTCCAAGAAGAAATACAAAGAATAGAAGCGAAGTTAAACGACATCGAAACATACCTAAATAAGATAGAGGACGAACTGAACAAGTGGTCAGTATACGAGGCTACTGCGTACGCTCCACTAGACCCGAATGCGAAGGAAGGAATGTGCTATGAAGGAGACTCAAGAATTACAGCATCGGGAGCTCCTGTAGTCCCGGGAGTAACAGTGGCCGCAGGAAAAGAATTGCCATTTGGAACAGAATTGTACATAAAAGGAAT